CTTGAAGCACACCCATATTGTTGCGAATATTAAATTGATTTACTTGCGCACTATATTCAAAACATGCTTCTTCAAAACATGCATAAAAATTTACGTCAAGTAATTCAATATCAGTAATTGGATAACCTAATCTTCTTGCTGCCCACACTGCTGCATTTGGAGCATCGTTTTTAAATACAACGTCGTTGTCATACCAACCAAATGGTGTGCTTCCAGCAACAATAGCAGAACCAGAACCTGGAAAACGAACGCGATCTTGGTCTATTGTATAATTGATTGATGTGTCTGGCATATGCTATGTTCCAATATGTGTTATAGGTATAAATATATAAATACACAAGAAAGAGCACTATTGCCCGAATATACTAGAATATTTATTATACAATAAAGAATACCTATTTTGGTGTATATTTATAATATATATGGCTATAATCAAACTTAAAGACCTGTTACGTGAACATAAAATAATTGAAGTTGTGGCAGATGCACCCCCAGAAGTAAGATTTGTAATGCCATATGCTAATCATGCATATGCTAAACCTGCGTCAGATAGTGCTGGCAAGCCGTATACCCAATCTAATATTGATTTTAGTAGCGATGGTAAGAGTTCAGAGTCAAATTTAGAAACAAGGGTTGTAAACATCGTTAAACGCTTTGAAAACAGTATTGATAATCCACGCGGTGGATATAATAAAGCTAAGAAACTTTGGTTTCCTCATAAAAGCTTAGAAGGTGGTAGTGATACAATTGCTTATGGTCACAAAATACAAAACGGTGAAGATTTTAGCAAAGGATTATCTGATAGCGATGCTTTAAAATTATTAGAAAAAGATATTGGCAAAAAATTAAATGTTGCAAAATCCCACATAAAAAACTTTGACACGTTGCCATTAACGGTTAGAATCGCCACAATAAATGCATTATATCGCGGCGACATGGGACCAAAAACAATGAAATTATTAAATCAAAACAAGTTTGCTGATGCTGCAAAGGAATATCTAAATCATAGAGAATATCGTAGCACAAGCAATCGTGGAGTTAAGAAACGCATGGAATGGAATGCTGCGGTATTTAAGAATGCATCATAATCATAATATATGAAAAGTATCAAACTAATAGCACTATTAACCGCAACCTCTATACTATCAGGTTGCGTAGCACCTACACGCAATGTGTATGTTTATGACACACCTGCTGTAACACCGGTTTATATTGTACGCCCTGCTCCTATATACTGGAACTTACATATGGGCTGGTATAGTCACAACTACCATCGCAGAGGCCCATGGCGCAGATGAAATCACTTTTTGATTATACCAGACCACTCGCTTGGATTTGCTTTAGCGGATTCCAAAGCTTCTTGCAATTTTTCGGACATCTTTGGATTAAAATTGATACCTGTCTTTTGCTCTACTTCATCTATAGACACGATATATTTAGGTAAGTCAGACACAGGTAGTGCTTCATTTGGGAAATAAAAAGCAATAGCTTTGTTACTAGTTGCGTCAATAACAACCTTCCAAACAAAATCTGGAACACCAACTTTGCCTACTCCAATTGATTTATGGTCTTTGTTGTATGTTGTGCCAGATACAACATAAATATCTTTACCTTCATTTACCCATATACGCACAGCTGTTTCTAATTGCTTCCAAATACCACGATTGTTATTTGGAACTTGAGGAACCATGTTGCTCAAATAGAAACTTTCACTCATAGCTTCGGCTGTATGAGTATTGTCACCAGCAGGAACAAGATGACCGCGATCATATGGATTACCAGCATAATCACTTAATACAGATTGATGTGCTGGTAGTATATCTGGATCTGGACGAAAATCATCTTGGCGTTTGAATGTACCATTTACTTTTTCTTTGGTTACATGCTCTACAACATATTCTGCCGTCTTTGTGTCAAAGCGATAATGAATAGCATAGTTCTTTTTGATGATATATTGATTATCTTTTACTATTTTACTAACTGGCGCTCCGTTATAAACAAAAGAACTTGCTTTGTCATCAATCGGATTAGCGATAGATAGTGCTGCTAATAATATAAACAAACCGGCGAAACGATAATGTGTTTTCTTCATAAATGTTATATACATAAATATTGTTTATTACTGTCAAAGTTATGTTATTGCTCTGGCCTTTTTACGATGATACTTTACCGCCGCTACGGATATTCCATACTTGTCGGCAATCTGTTTACTAGATATTTCTTGATTAGATATATCAAGTAAAAATTCTTCTTTTCTACCTTTGAGTGCATTTCTGCCACGACTTACACTGTTTCCTCTAGTAGATTCTACAACGATCTTTTTTCCAGTTAGCCCATTGTCGTGTTTATAATTTATTTTACGAGCTGCAAGTATTTGACGACGTTCTTGATATTTTTGTGTTCCAATTTCTTCACCGTTTCTTTCCACAAACCATTCAATAGAAAAACGACCTTTTGCTTTGTTTTTCATTTCAGATTTTGTAGAATCGTTGTGAGTTCTACCAAACATTCCATTCTTATCACCCGCGTTCAATATACGCATCTTTTCTCGTATAGCTTCTTTGTTTGGATTGAGAGTAAAAGTGTCACCCCCCGAAGCTGTTTTTTCTATATTGTATCCAACCTCCAAATATGGTTTCAACAAATCCAAGTAATATTGTTCTCTTTCAAAACAAATTTTTTGATCGCCGGTACATTCTTCTACTATCTCAAATGTGAATTTGTCAGAGCCATATTTATTCCACGCTCGCTGCAATATCGGGTTTCGATGTGTGTTATTTATCAACATTGATTTGTGAGCATTTAATCTGCGTGATATATCAATAGAAGATCCGATGTAGAATTTGCCATTTATGATGTTTGTTATTTTATATATGCCTGATTTATCCATAGAATTATATCTATATATATCAAGCATAAATCCCAAACATCAAAATATTTTGACAAAAAAAGGGCCACTCTTTCGAGCGGCCCCTCTGATAGATTTACTTTTACTCTACGACTTAAACTTCGTCCAAGTTACCGATGACGATTTTACCAAAAAACTCAGGTCTCAAGACCTTCTTGGCATAACGTGTCATTACCCCCCGGCGAGGAGTAAAGTTCACTGGATCGTACACCAATGGAGTTTGAATTAGTGGAATGTATGGAGCGTAAACAGCGCCGGTTTCTAGGAAGTTTGTTCCACGGAAACCTACCAACATAACATTGTCTGTCATGTATGGGTTCTTGTATACTGTCCAACGGTTGCTTAGAGCGCCAACCTTGGCAACGCCCATCGCGAACTTGGCTTGATCGCCGTCCGTGTTGGTGCTGAAGCCTGGAATGGATTCGATGATTGTAGCTACGTCTGGAGAGCAAACTAGGAAGTTAGCGCCGCCACGTAGTGTCAATTGGTGAATCTTGTTCGAAACTTTTTGGATCTTGTTACCAAGAGTTTGGAACCATGTGCTCTTTACATACGCGGTGCGATTAGCAGCCGTGTCATAGAACTTACCAAGAGTTGCGTTGTATTCACTGCCGACGCGAGCCGACCAGTATTCTGTTGTAGCAGCTGGAGCAGCTGTTACTAACATGTCAAGGATTTCTAGATCGATTTCCATCGAGACGTATTCCGATAGAAGAGCTGTTAGCTCGGCTTCGGCGTCAATCGAGTGGTAGGCGTTCAAGTCTTGAGCCAATTCTGGTGTCCAGACGGCCTTTAGCTTACGAGTTTTAGCAACGATTGCTTCGCTCTTTAGCTCTAGGTTAACTTCTGGAATGCCGATGTCGTTTGCTACGCCTGTGGCGTTTGGCAATCCGGCACCTTGATCTTCGAAGTCGCCGCGTGAAGCAGCTTCTGGTTGCTTGTGGTAAGCAACTAGTACCGATGGAGTGGCACTGATAGCAGAACCAGAAACGACGAATGTTACAACGTCGGTAGCTGTGTCAACAGTTGTGAATGCTGGATAGAAATCAACGATTCCGGAACCAGAAACGGTGAAAGCGCGGATGCCTGTTGCATCGTAGCCTGTACCGGTCAAGTCAGCGGTGATACGCATGATTTGGCCATCAGAAACGGAAGCAGAAAGTTCTGGAACGAACTTTGCATCCAACCAAGAACCGGTTGTGGACGTGCCAGTAACGGTTGTTGTTTGGTCATTCATGGTGTAACCGAAACGACCTTGGCCGTATAGACCGTTGGTGGCGCTGTCAGTTGAACCTAGTTTTGTGCCTGTGCCGCCGAACAACGATTGACCGTTGAAAGCTGGTTTACCGGCTTGATTTGAACCGTATTTGAAGTCTAGATAGAATACTAGACCGGAAGGAAGATTCATCGGTTGAACCGAAACGAATTCCTTAGCTGCGATTTCAGCAAACACACGACGAACTAGTGGGAGAGCAACGCCAGCCCATTGTTCAGAATTAGCGGAGGTACCTGTGCGGGTAGCTTCGTCAATTAGTTGCTTTGCTTGATTTTCCAAAAGGATGGACATATGGGATTTATCCATATCGCCCTTGACGCCTTCTAGAAGACCGGTCTTTTCCCACTTGGAGACTAGACCACGTGTTTGAGACATTAGCTGAACCATTGGGTTAGCTGTCTCGTTTAGTAGTGATTTGATATCTGACATAATTTTTATTTCCTATATTTGTTGTTGATTTGGTTTACTTACGAATACCGGCAAGCTTTTGGAAGCGGTTTGCCATAACGGCTCCTTCTGTCAAAACTGCGGCCTTTGTCGGTTTTGTTGATGCTACTGTTTTCGAAGCTAATCCTTCGGTGATGGTTTTGACGGTTTGAGATACAACTTTTTTAGGAGCTGCTTCAACTGTCTTTTTGCCACCGAAATTAAACGATTCGGCTAGGGTTGCGTATACGAGTTTGGCTTCACGAACCGATTTCGTGAGATCAAATGATTCGATAACTTTCAGTTTTTGCTCATTGTTTAGGCTGGCTTGCTTGAACAATTTGTTCGTGTAAAGCAGCTTAGCATTAAGCAGGTTAACTTCATTGATACGGTCCCGTAGATAAACGACTGCGCTACGGTATTCTGATAGTTCCTTTTTCAACGAAATGTTTTCTTTGACGGTTTCTTTTTCTTCTTTTTTGTCTTCTTCGTCGTCGGATTTTTCTGATTTACCAGCTTTTTTGGCTTGGTAAGCAGCCAATCCGGCTGGAAGTTTACCTTCTTCGATTTCTTCTTCATCGGAGTCTTGATCGTCCGTTTCAGATAGAAGCTCGTCTAGGTTGAGTTCTTCATCTTCATGAGCGGCTGGAGCTGCTTCGTGAGCTGCTTCATTTTCCATACCAACTTCATTTAGACCGTCTTCTAGTTCCTTTAGGATTTCGTCAAGAGAAGATTCATCAACTTCGTAGTTACTGTCGTCTTCTTTCAAAGCGGCAGTACCAGAGTCGGTCTTCTTTTGTCCCTTGGATAATTCATTGGAAGCACCCTGTGGGTCTTCTGTATTGTGACCAGCTGTTGTCTTTGTATAGTCAGAAGAAGCTTTCGCGTCTTTCTTTCCTGCTGGTAGAGAACCCTTGGTAGATAGTTTGGTTGCGTCAACATACATCTTCTTACCTGGATCTTCTGTTTTGTGACCTGATGTGGTCTTCTTATAGTCAGAAGAAGCTTTTTCACTTTCTGTGTAGATGTGAGTTTGTTGAACTGGATCAACGTGGCCTTGGCCAAGAACTTCATCCATTTCTTCTTCCATTTCTTCTTCGCCCATACCTTCGCCAACTGGAACAGCTGGTTCTTCGGCTACGGCTGGCTCGCTGACAGGTGCATTTGCATCTGGAGCTGGGGCCATCATTGCGGCGTCTTGAGCGGCGTCTGCGTGAACTTCTTCACCGGCACCGGCTTCCATTCCAGCGTCAACTGGTAGTGGAGCTTCTTCTGTTTCAGCACCTTCGACTTCGGCACGTAGCTTTTCAGACAACATGCTTTGTAGTTTTGGAGCGAAGTGCTCTTCTAGAGCAGCTTTGGCATTTGATAGAGCAGTAGCGCGAACGGCTTTAGCGTCGGCGATTGCTTGTTTTAATAAATCTGACATAATAGTTTTAATCCTTTTGGGTTGTGAAACTATTAGAGTTTCAAGATACATTAATACTGCCTCGCATTGAAGAACAACGCATTTTGTAATAAATAAATATATACAAAATTTATTATAATTTGACTTTTTTATCAAATTGTTAATAGTTATAAGCAATCGCAGAAGCAAAAGCTATATGTTAACATTATTGTGTAAAAATTGTGGGTCTGAATTTGCAAGTAAACAACGAGCAAAGCAGCATTGTTCTTCAAGTTGTTTTTCTGAATATCGTCGCAGACCTGACGTGTTAGAAGAAACCAAGAAACGTCGTGAGCAGAGTAATATTAAAAAATATGGAGTAAAAAATCCGGCACAATCGGATCGCGTCAAAGACAAGGCACGGGCTACTTGTATAAAAAAATATGGATCTGTTTCTCCGTCTCAAAATAAAGAAATCAAAGATGCTCAAAAGAAAACATGTATTGAACGATACGGCGTTGAAAATCCACAGCAAAATTTAAGCATACGAATTAAACAACAAAATTCTACACTTAAATCTTTGGGGGTAAAACATGCACTTCAATCCGAAGATGTGATGGCAAAATTAAAAGAAACAAATTTGAAAAAATATGGTGTTGAAAATGTAGCAAGCAACGAGAGCGTGAAAAATAAAAAGAACAATACATGCCTAGAAAAGTATG